AGAGGAGGGAAGTCGGTGAGAGCATTATCTCTTTTTTCGGGGATCGGCGGCATTGATCTAGCAGCAGAATGGGCCGGTATTGAAACAGTAGCGTTCTGCGAATATGCTGATTTCCCCAGGAAAGTTTTAAATAAGCATTGGCCTAATGTGCCAATCTTTAAAGATGTAAAGAATCTTGATAAAGCAGCATTAGAGAAAGCAGGTGTTATCGATCGAGGCAAGACAATTAAACTTATTCACGGAGGATTCCCTTGCCAACCTTACAGTATTGCCGGGAAGCGAAAAGGCAAGAAAGATGACCGCGACCTCTGGCCGGAAATGTTTAGAATTATCAACGAACTTGGGCCCGATTGGGTTGTTGGAGAAAATGTTGCTAACTTCGCAAATATGGAACTCGACCGAACGCTTTTTGACTTGGAAAGTGAAGGTTACGAAACGACGTCATTGTTACTTCCAGCTTGCGGTGTCGACGCCAAACATCAACGATTTAGAACATTCGTTGTGGCCAACTCCAGTGAAAAGCGACACTTATGTGGGAGGCTTGAAGAGTTCGCAACAGAAGCCTGGGAGCAAACATTCACTGACACTGTCCAAAGCAGTAACATTTTTCATCACTCCGACAGCTTCGGATGGGAAACGAACAACCTACCAGGCGAAGTCACTGAGACAAGGGAAAGAAACAGGAAACCTGGCTCAACAGATAGCTTTCCAACAAGATGGTCAGTTGAACCCAGAGTGGGTAGAGTGGCTCATGGGATTCCCGATCGGGTGGACAGAATTGGAAGCTTAGGAAATGCAGTAGTGCCGCAACAGGCCTTTCCTATTTTTGCGGCAATTATGGAAATAGAAAGAGTCAGCTATCCGACGAAATAAAAAAACTACTCTAAGGGAAGAGTAGTAAAAAATTAGAATTTAATTTTTTGAATCATTAATACCGTGTTTTACAGCAAGTCTAATGACCCAATATAAACAAAAACCAATGAAAATGTACCAAACTAAACTGAAAAGCCACATTTCAATCACTCCTTTTTTTAAGTATATCATTCAATGTTAAAAGTAAACCATTAAAAATTTAACTATGGCAAAGAGAGGATGTGGCAACACAAATATTTCCGCTATCGTCAGCGATAGCAAACAGGAGGGATAAGAATGACAGTAGATGATTTAATGACTATGACTGGTCATAAGCACAATATAGCTTTTATTAATGATGAAGGGAAACGAGCAACTTACAATTATGTTCCACCAGAATATCTAAATCGAGAAGTAAAATCATTTGAAGTTTTGGGTTGTGTATACGTTATTGAAAACTACATTGATGAAGCTGAAGAAGATGCAAACTACATGAAGATGGATGATTCTGTAGCCTTGTTCGTAACTTTCGAGGAGCAAGCCAATGAAAGTTGATTATTCTATCATCATAATACTGCTGCTGATGATCGCAGGCCTAAGTTGGCTATCCTATACAATTGTGGACCAACAACTGCAGATCGTGAAGCTAGAACAACAGCTGCAGCATGAGAAGATGAAGTACAAGATTATTATCAACGATCCGTTAGTTAGGGATGCGATGGAAGCAGGAGGATGAAGATGATAAGTGAATGCGAAAGAATAATTCAAGAAAGCTTTTATAAACTAGGATATGCACAGGATCGTTTATCAAATCTAGGCATTCATGGCAGGGTGTTACGTTTCGAAATGAGTAAGGCAACGTATGAAGCTTTAAAAAGTAGAAGCCCGATTGATATAGATGGTTCGAGAGCAACCTTGTTCGGCAATAAGATTTTGATCAATGATGATTTACCCAGAGGTCAAGTCAATGTGTTAGGAGTTGAAGCATGACATTTGCAGTAGCGATTTATCTCGCAGTCGTAGCGACAGTGGTTGCAAGTGTGATTTTTGGTAAGGAAGATAATGAGGAGGAAAAATATAAATGAAAAAACTATTGTTAATTATTTTGGCATCGATCAGTGTATTTGTTTTAGCTGGTTGCAACGATGCGGATGTCGCTTCAAACAATCTTAGTCAAGATGCGGATAATTTCAAAATTTTACGCAAGGTGACTTTTATCAATACGATCACTGACGAGGTGCTTTACACAGTAGAGGGAAACTTTTCAATCAAAGCCGACACTGCAGACAATCAGTTGGAAATCACAGCTAAGACAGGTGAAGACGAGTTTCAAAAACATTTTCTTGGGTTATCGCCAACTACTGTGTATATCGTAGAACAACAAGAGTGGACAGAAGCTAATCAGTATCGGTTCAAAATTACGTTGAAACCTAGTGCATTGATACCAGATGTCGAAGTCAGATAAGCAGGATGGCAAGTGATTGCCAAAGAAAAGTATAATGCCAATCAAAAAAACAATGAAAAGGAGAAAATTTAATGAATGAAGAAAAAGATGTATTAGGCGAAGCTGCTGTAGCGTTTTTGAAAATGATTGGAGCGTTTGCGGTTTTAGGGTTCTCAATCGCATTTGGGGGATATGTCGTTATGTTCCTTTGGAATGGGGTTATCCCTCAAACGTTTGGGCTGCCTCTTTTAACTTGGGGACAAGCAACAGGATTAGACGTGGTAGTGAGCTTTATCGTTATGCAGAAACAACCCAACAATGAGAATGAAACGACTTTGAGTAGTTTTATAAGAGTTTTATCAATCAATTTAATGTTTATGCTCATTGGTTGGATTGTGATGATGTTTATTTAAACGTAAAAAATATGTAGACAAACAAGGAGGGCAAGTGATTGGAGAAATGGCGTGTTGAACGAGTCAAGGCAGTGTTGAAAGATTACCGAGATACGGATAAGTACGTCAGAAAGCTTGAAGAAGAGATTCGAGTTCCGTATCGAGAAGAAGATGTTAACGGGGATATCAAAGGAACAAGAAGCGACAGCGATTTGATGTTCGGCACATTGTGGACCATCGAGACGGATAAGCAGATTCGGCGGTTAAAACGCAATAAGCAGATTGTACAAGAACTTCTCGATGAGTGCGGCAGTGACACTGAGACGATCATTCGAGAGTTGTATATCAAACGATTTCCTCAGTATACGATGCAAGGCTTAGTTGATAATCTAGTTATCAAGTGCGGTAGGAATAAAGCATTCACTTTAAGAGACAAATTCTTCGAGGAATTGGATAGAAGCCTTGATATTTAAACGATTTTCAAACTTTCGAGGTCTAAAAACGTGGTAAATTAGTATTATCAGATATCGCCCACAAGCACAACGGCATTCAACCTCCTTTTGATACGTAAAAATTATTCTGTGGGCGATATCATAGCTTTTCCGCGGAAACGGAACAAGCGAGCGACCTAGTATCGTGTATATAGCAACCTAAGCTAGGTAATGGTTGCAGTCACTGTGGCGGAATTAATGTAGACGCGTAGGGTGAGGGGAACATCGTGAACCAACTCTGATGTATGTAAGCATCGTGCAAGGTCAAAACTTGCCAGTGACATTAAATGCCTATGATGGTTACGACTACCGAAAAAAGATCGCTAAGAAGCTATACGGTGCTACGTACGGCAATGTAGTAAGTGTGCTATCTGTACACCACCAAGCTTCGGTCACTGTGGCGGAAGTAGAAGACGCAGGAAGAACATGGTGTTTCCTGACAAGCCTAGAGAGTTAACTTTAAGAAGTTAGACGATAGGTTGCCATGGGTCGTGAGTGGGGCAGTGCCACTCCAGTGACATAGGCAAAAGCCTCCTGATTGCAAGGGGTAAGTGCAATTAGCCTAAAAAAGCGCGCGGAGGTAGCTCCTCCAAGTTGGTGTGGTCGAAAGGTGACGGCTCATAGAGGCTGACGGTTCGACACCGTCCTCACCAATAGGGTTCACAGTAATCCCAAAAAAACTGATAGAACCCCGCACACCTCTTAGCAATGTGTCCCAAGCGGGGACGTACATATCTAAGTCACTCATTGCGAGTGGCTTTTTATTTTGCAGAAAAGCGAGGTGGCAGACATAAACTGGACGGAACAAGAAATTGATAGGCTCAAAGATTTAATCAGTGAAGGTTATACCAATAAAGAAATAGCAATCATATTGTCAAACGAGTACGGAAGAGAGTTTACCAAGATTAGTGTAAAGAGCAAACGTCAACGATTGAACAAAGTAACGCCGCCTCGCACCGTGGATGGCCAGTCGATCAACGAAAACAAACGATACAACATAGATGGCACTATCTCCCAAGCTGAATTCGATGTAAAAATGGCTTTCTACCAGAAGGACAGTAAAACGCCAGAAGACATTCTCAAGTACAAAGGTTACGATCCGCAAGAGTGGGAAATATCTCAAGTAACCACCAATGAGTGGACAACCACAACTGCGGATATCCAGAAATGGAATCAGCAGTTGAAGTTTGTGGTGAAGCCAAAACATAAGGCATTCGATGTATCAGCATTCACCGAATCAATCGAGCCAGTAAAGCTAACCGCGATAAAGACGGGTGACCGAAACTTATTCATTGGTTTGGCTGACTGGCATTTTGGCATCACTAAGCTAGAGGATTTACAAGATAAGCTAGCGAGAATGATTGAAGTTATCTCAAAAGGCTATAAGCAGATTGTTATTGGTCAGCTAGGAGATTTATTCCACAGCAGCCAAATCAAAAAGTCAGTCACGATGGCTGGCACACAATTAGATGATGTGGACATGGAGCAAGCGATTAAAGACGCTCGCTCCTTTTTTGACGTGTTGATTACTGAGTGCGTGAGACATTCGAAGCAAGTGACTGTTGAACACGCTGAAGGGAATCACAGCGGATCGATCGAGTATATGTTTCTCCTATATCTTGAAGCCAAGTACCCAGACATCCAAGTACACGCACACAACAAGTACCGTCAAGCGTTCATGTTGGATAACGTGGCGATCATGATTACTCATGGGCAGTATGGCAAGCGGAAGGATTTGCCGATGCTATTTGCTACTGAGTTTAGCGATATATGGAGTAAGGCAACTACAAGGGAGATAATCACAGGACATTTCCACACACAACAGACTAACGACTATCAAGGTGTGATTCATCGTCAGCTAGGAACCATTAAGCCGAATGACAACTACGAGATCGAGAATGGCTGGACGATGGGCAAGAAGGTGCTGCAGTTGTTTGAATATGATAGTGAAAGGTTGAGGGTGACGTATGACATCTAAAGGACAGAAAGTTTATGCAGTCATTAAAAAGGGATTCAAGGTTAGCATGGTATGCAACAATCCGTTTCCTCAACCGGAAATTGAACCGTTTGGAGATATGGTGGACATCTATTCGATAATGGCAAATAAAGAAGATGCTGTACGAACGGCTGGTGAATTATCGGAACAAAATTATTTTTATCAATATGAAGTTCGTGAATATGAGTTGGGGTGA